TTAACATAATATACATAATGCGCACTGTAATGCAGCTTCCGTAGGCGTGCTAATCGCTAACGCCAATGCTCCGCAACCCATTGATATTGTTCTTAATCCTAGCCCGTTGTGCTTTTTTGCTATGTGTTCCCATAGCTGTTTTATTCTTGGGTTTTCGTTCCTGTCTGCATGACATCCGAGCAATGCCAGCTCTGGGTCAATTCCTGCTTGTTCCGCTAAAAAAACTGCTTCTTCATCAGTCATATAGCGAATGCCACTTCTTATTTTACTTATCTTGCTAGGTTGCAAGTTTAAGTCATGGGCAATTTGCTTGTCTTGTATGTAGTTTTTCGCTTTTTTATAGCTGTCTAATAGTTCATTCGCATACATAACTATCCCTCCATTTACTTCATTCTAGCTTGTTAGTTTCGATTTTACGCATCTTGTGCATTCGATAAATCGAATTTACACTTTCGAAAAATCGAATCTACATTAGGCCGCTCTGGTCGCTCCCTAAGCTTCTGGGGTGGCCGCTCAAACAACTTTAGGGGGTTGTCATGCAAACACTCAATTTAGAAAACTCCGTTATTATCGATACCGAAACCACGGGCCTAGACTCTGACGCTCGTATCTGTGAAATTTCAATTATTGATGCTCTTTCGGGTGATGTTCTTTACAGTAATTTGGTTTCACCTCTTCGCTCTATTCCTGATGATGCTCAGAAAATTCATGGCATTACTGATGCTGATGTTCAGTCCTCGCCATCTTTTGATTATGTTTGGAATGAAATCAAGTCTATTTTGTTCGGCAAAAAAGTCATCGCTTACAACTTTGATTTTGATTACCGCATGGTAGCTCAGTCACTTTCTGACTTTGATTATCCGCTTCAGAATCTTTCTTATTTTCTTCTTCATGACGGCACTAATTGCGCAATGACTTGGTACGCTGAGTTTTTCGGTCAAATTCATGACTCGCGTACAAGTTACCGTTGGCAATCTCTTACCAACGCTTGCAAGCAACAAGGTGTAGATGTTTCAGACCTTAGAGCGCATACCGCCTTAGCTGACTGTGAAATGACACGCCGCCTTATTCATGCAGTTAACGCAAAAATCGAGGCTCGTTAATCATGGCCGCTGAAAAAATCTACTACGACTTAATGCCTGACAACTCCGTATCTGTCTACATTTCCGGCGAATGGGATTATTTCAGCTCTTACACTGGCCTTGTTAACTATCTCAACACTCAAGGCTTGTACTACAAGCTGGTTGATATCACAAACACCACACTGACCGAGCGTCTGGCTATCATGGGGATTGAATCATGAAATTCGCCTGTATGGACTGTGGTACTAACTACGAATCTCCGGTCAATTGCTGCTGTCCTGACTGCCGCTCAGGTATGCTTTACCAGCTTAATATGGACAACGTTCAGGTCTTCGGGAAAAAGTCACAAGGTCACAAAGTACAATCTGACTATGTGTATCGCCCTAAAAAATCCGGCCTACGCCCTGAGTTTGTTAACCATACCGTTAACGAATACACCTTTATCGAGGACTACGAGCAATCACCTGTGATTATCGATTACCTCTGCTTTACCGTTAAATTGGCTGACCTGCGCCACTGCAAAAAAGACGCGCCCTACTCTGGTATTCACTTTCCTGAGGCTCCTAAGTTCTCACAACATCATGCGAAAACGATTGATGATATTGAGGCTTATAACCGCTACTTCCGTGAAGTGACAATGGATTACCTGCAAGAAACGTTAAGACGTTTTATTCAATACGTGCTTGGTTTTAACTACGGCTCACCACGTGGTAAAGGCTTCCAGTTCTACGAGGATTCGTTTGTTTTAACTTCCGAATATGGCGATGACTATTGCGGCCAAGTTGGGTTTGGCGGAAATCGCGATACTGTGCATTTTCAGATTACAGGCCACGGCTGCAAACATCTGTTTGCGAATCGCTCTTGTCGTTTCTTGCATCATTGGATTTCAACGGTTTTATGTTGTAAGCAACTCTCACGTATTGATTTAGCCTTTGATGATTACGATGGTTTACATACTTGTGAGGCTGCGGAAAACGTTTCGCGTCTCGGTGGCTTTAAGCGTTCTCGTGGCTTCAGTCCTAAAGTCTCCAATGGCGATGAGTGGGATTGGGACGAGAACGGCAATAAAATATTTTCTCGTGAAGAGCGCAATTTCGGCTCCCGTCAATCGCTCGTATATTGGCGCGTTTATAACAAGAAATTAGAACGTAATATTACGGCTGAGGATTTTTCGTGGTATCGCTCTGAGGTTGAATTAAAAAAATGGGACACGGATATATTATTAAATCCGGTTGGTGGCTTTGTTGCATTAAATGCTTATGCCGCCTCTTTACTCTCAAATACCGTTGAGCCTGTAATAACAAAAACCAAATCTAGAAAGCGCGTTGCTTGTGATGTATTAGCCGCGTCTTATTGGGCTAAGCGACAATATGGCCGCTTGGTGAACTCTTTGCTTGAACTTTATCAAGGCGACTTTGAAAAAGTTGTCACCACCTTGGTTAGGGACGATACGGTTTTATTGTATCCCTCTATGCACCGAAAATTAATTAATGCTTTGGAGTAAATTACTATGTCTCGTCCATCTATTTTTGTATTGGGTATTTCATTTTTCAAAAACGATTTTAAAGGCGAATTCGCACAACTTAATATTTCGCGTCCTCTAAAGCCGCTTAATATTGATAACGACAAGTTTAAAATGACTCGTCGTACTATTGGTGAATCGGGTGAAGTCTCCAAGTATGACCAGCCGCTAATCATTGACTTTAACTATGCGCTTGAACTTGAGCGTGTTGGTGCTCTCGTTCCACGCCGTGAGTATGAAGTGGATTTAGGCTTAAATATGGATGACCCTCTTTCGGGCTCTATCGTCACGAAATTAATTCCAGTGAATGAAGAGATTAAAGCCCACTTTAAAGCGTGTGGTTTAATTAAATAATGTCTAACTGCGTAATACAATACAACGGCTATTTAATGCTTGCCCCACAAGGGTTTGATTGTGCTTACGTCATATTAACGCCTAGTGAGTTGGAACAATTACAAAGCAATTCGCTAGGTTCGTTAACTATCGACCCTCAATTATATACTGACGTAACAGGTTATATATTATTGTCCTTTGTGTCGGGTCATATTTTGGGTCGTATTTTAAAAGTCCTCGGTCGAGGTTAATCATTAACTTAGTAAAGAGAGTAAATACTATGAAATTTATCAACGTCATGAAAAAACATGCTGCAAAAATCGTAACTGGCGTAACTGCTGCCGTAGCTTCTTCAAGCTCATTTGCTATTACCGTTCCTGAAGCTATTGATGCTGCGGTTACTGCTGGCCAATCAAACTACACTTTAGTCGTTGTTGGTCTAATCGTAATGGCGGCTACTGGTTTTGGCTTAAACATGATCATAAAGGCAATGCACTAACATGGTAGACCTCGTTTCGGACGTCATCACTATTCTTATTGCTCTTTCAACTGGTGGGGCGTTCGTTTACGGGGTCTACACTGGTATCAACGCCTCCTGATTGGGGGCGTTTTTTCTTAATTCTGGGGGGTTACATGCGTAGCGCAATCAATACCGCTCTTTTAATTCTCTTCTTACTGCTCGCGTTCCTTACCTCTGTTGCGTCTTATGCTGCTGATTGTCCTATCGGTATTGTTAACACTTCTGTCAGTTGGGTTTGGTCAAAATATGGTAATCGCCCTTACGTTTGCTCTTCTAATTGTAAGTCTGTTCCTGATTCTCTTGTTCTTTGCTTGCCCGACGCCGATTCATGTTCGTCTGATTTTATTACTGATGGTTCTACGTGTCCCGATTCAAACGGAATGGTTTCCGGCGGTGAGTATCCCGATATTCCTGAGCCTCCAGTTGCCGAATTAATCCCTAAGTTTACTAATACTAATCCGGATTCCGCATCTGTATTTACTGCTCAAAACTTATATAAATTAAATTACTTTGCTGATGGTGTTGATACTGTTAGCGCTGACCTAGACAGATTTAAAGAGTTTCTTAATGTAACCAATCGTAATTTAAATAACGCTTCTCATACGGTCTCTTCTAATACTCGAGTTATTGATTCTAGTTTTTTACATATAGAGAACAAGCTCAATGCCACGAACACAAAAGTTGATGGATTATATTCTAAAATGCAAGAGGTAAAACAGGCTGTTGATGGTATTGATTCTGGTGGCGGTACAGGTGGCGGTGGTTCTGTTGATGTTACAGCTATAAAAAATTCCATTGATAATTCATTGGTTCCAAACTCTTATATATTAAATAACAATATTCAAACAATGACGGGTCGATTGGATAATATAAAAAACTCGTTAGATAATAACCACAATTCACAAACTAATTTCTTTGCTAGAAAAATGGACGAACTAATCTCGGCTGTTGGTAGTTCTGGCGGTGGTGATGGTGGCGGTGATAATTCTGGTGTAATCAATGCGCTTAACAATCAAACTACTGAGCTTAAAGGTGGTTTAAACTCGCTAGGTCAAGGTATTGACAGCCTTAACGATGCGCTCTCCACTGGCTCTTATGTTAGTCGTGAGTTCAAAGGAAAAGTCGATTTTGATACTGTTGGCCTTTATAAACCTGATTTGCTTGAGTCCGTTCTTGCTGATACTGAAGAGTTAAAACAGCAATATGAGCAACAAATTGATGAGTTTAAAAAGATATTTAGCTTTGATGTGTCCCAATTAAACAGCGGTCAATATAAAGAGCATTCACTAGATTTTGTATTACCTAATGGCAAACAATTAAATTTAAAGTCCGGCGTATTACCCGCTTTTATTGACCAAGCAAATTTAATTGCCGCTGTTATTTTATTCGTTGCAGCAATTATCGCAGTTAAAGCAATTTTAGGGAGTCGTAAGTAATGGAATCATTATTATTAATCGTTCAGTCAATCGGTGATTTCTTTCAAACTATCATTGATTTCTTTTTGAACATTCCAGATTATTTCGAGCAACTAACCATTTTTATTAATGCTTATTATATTAAGTTAAAATTGAAATGGATGCTTTATTCTTTGGTCTTTGCCTATAAAACAGCCTCGTATTTATTAAATGATATTGGATTCACTCAAATCATCATATTAACGTTTAATGCTTTGCCTGATGAATTACGTTTTTATGCTTTCTTATTTAAAATACCGCAAGCGATAAATATCGTATTTACAGGATTTACCACTGCGTTTGTTATTTCAGTGTCGAGGTTTTAACGATGGCTATCACGATTAGAACGGGTGCTAATGGCTCTTATAAGTCCGCTTACGCTGCTTACTTTGTTATTTTTGAGGCACTAAAGGCGGGGCGCGTTGTTGTTACGAACATTGAGGGAATGCAACCGCTTGATGCTATTCAGAAGCGTCTTGATATAGAGTTTCCGTCTACTACTCGCCTTATTCGTATCTTCTCAAGGGATGCGGAAGGGATTGAACTCTGGCAACATTTTTTCTGTTGGTGTCCGCTTGGGGCACTGATTGTTATTGATGAGTGTCAGGACATTTTCTCTAAAAACATTGGGTTCAGGATGGATAAAGTATTTTATCGTCCTTTGTCTGAATTCTTGCCAAAACTTCCCAAGGATTACGAATCGTTTTTTTACTCTCGCTATACGCCTGCTGATATGACTAATTTAGACCCGTCTGAGACTGACGACCGAGGTCGAGCAGAATATGACGACCAAGGCCGCATAATCTACCCATTTTCTTTTAATGAGGGTTTCCAGCGTCATAGAAAATATAACTGGGATATTGAGTTGTTATCGCCTGATTGGGGTCAAATTGATTCAGCAATCCGCGCACCGGCTGAGCAATGTTTTTTCCATAAAGGCCGTGACCAATTCTTTTGGGCAAAACGCAAGCCTTACATCTATAAGCACGCTAAAAACACATCAACGCCAGTGATACCAAAGGGCAAAGACCCTAATCTTACCAAGAAAAAAATACCGCTTGATGCGTTCTTGCTCTACAAGTCAACAGCGACGGGTATTGCTCGTGCCTCTGGCGCTCTCAATGTGTTAGCGAAAAATCCGGCACTCATTGCGGTTTTTCTAATTATCATTTTAGGCATAGGATACTTAACGTATGGTTTATCCCGTCTGGTTTTTGGTTCTTCTTCGGAGATTCAGGACGCGCAAGCGGACTCGACTCAATCTAGCGTTTTTCAATCGTCCAGTGTCAGCAATAAAGCGGATTCTTCGGCTAATTCTTCTGTATCTGATGGTAGGAATAGCAATACGGCTGCTAGTGGTTCCGGTGGTCCATCTGGTTCTGGGCGTTTAGATGGTTTACGTTCGATGCTTGGCTTGTATGATATTCAAAACTTGTACTACACGGGCCATACCACAAAAAAAGGGCCAAATGGTTTCAAGTTCTTTATTACGCTTGAGGCCAAAACACCAGACGGAACGTATTATTTTGATGATACGTTTCTCGCGGCCAACGATATCAAATACGCTCACTATGACGATTGCTTGCTCAAGCTGACAAAAGACAACATGAATCTAAACGTATTTTGCAAACCGCGCGCACTGGATGCGCCAGTTCCTGAACGTGCTGAAGTTAAACTCAACTCTATTTTTTAAGAGGCCGCTTAGCGGCCTTTTTACTGCCAAGCGATAAATGACATACCGATTTGCGCGGGTATGTCAAAAAATGACGTACCAACCCCGTAGGGATAAGAGAGCGCGTGCGCGAACGATGCACCAAGCCGCCCGACCAGGGTTAGTGGTTCTCTAGATTCAATCGGCGCGGTTTCTAACTGCCCATGCTTATCGACATGCTGCCACCCTTCATCCTGCTAAAACATCCCCTCGCAGAGCCTCACCGCATCAGTGGGGCTTTATGCCACTGCAACCCTATGGACGTTCAGCGTTTGGGCTTTGCGAGTGTCGAGCAATGCCCTTGCCTCTTTCATACAGGATCATTTATTGAGAATTAGGATCTTTACTCGTGAGAGAGCGCGGACGACGACGAGACTGAGGAGGAGGAGCGAGAGCGAACGAGAACCCCCCGTCTTGTACTACGGGGGTACTTTCCACCTAACTATCAGGCTTAGCGGTGTTTTTTCATTATTCTTTTGTAGTAATATGCAACAAAATAAGTAAAGGTGATTTTATGAAAGGTACTGCTTTAGGGCTTGTGGCTGTAATACTGGCGGTCTTAGGTTTAATTACGCCGTTTGTGGGAATTTTTATCTCAGGACTGTCTGGTCTTTTTGCTGTTTCCGTATACAAACATCGTGATTCTTATGCACTTGCTGCACTCGTTTTAAATCTACTTAATTTGACTCTGTTTTCACCGCAAACCTTGCTTATGATCATTGGCCCAAAAGATACATCGATACTGGGTAATATGTTATTTGTAGATACTGGTAATTCAATGAGGTACATATATTTTCCGATGTTTTTCTTACAAATCATAGGACTAGTACTTTACGTTCGAAGGAATCACTCTGCAAAAAACACTAAAAAACGTATAAAAACAGAACCAACACTATAGGCAGCTATATGATAAAATTGAGTAAATCAAAACATTTTAACCCTAATAAAAGTTTTTTATCATTAAGAATAGTTTGGCTTGTAACTATTTTATTTATAGTTATATCTTTATCTATTGCTATTATTATAACCATTAATTCAAGGTTGCAATTAGATTTGTCTGGAAGTGGATTCAATTATTTCATTTCGACTTTTCGCTTTCCATTAGGAATACTTACTTTAATCATTCCTGTCGTAGCGTTACTCGCCTCTAATCATCGCTCAGAACAAACTAAAGAACAGATAAGACTCAATGGAATTCAAAATAATTTTGTTAATTATTACAAGCATTTAGAGGAGTTTTCTAAGTATGTGGAGGCATATGAAATTAAGACTATCCTACCGACCAAGACGACTAGACAGCTGCATCATGTGATTTTTCCATATGCTGAGCAAGGAGATTACACACTAAACAACCGTTTATTAGATGAATGGTATATATTAAATTCAAATTTACATATACTGCTTAAATTGAAGCCGAATGACCCAATAGAAAGAGCTGCAAGTGATTTGAAAATAAAAATAAAGGCTATAACCTATCCTATATCTAATTTAATTTCTGATGATTGTGATTGTTTTATCTCTTCATTTATAAGACAAAACAGAATGATTGCTTTCAATTCTCCGAAATATAAAATACCACACAGCGAAAGCTATTATTCACTAGTAAGTAATTACATGGTTGTACTTTCTGATTTAAATTTATTTTTAAATAATACATTAATGTTTTCAAATCAATTCGAGACAAAAAACAAAAAAACAATAAGTTTAAACAATGATATGTCACTATATATATCTAAAACAGACAGCACCTTCTCTAATGAAAATCTTGTAAATGAGAGTAACTTTGAAAAATCCCACTATTTACTAATTCAATGGATTGAAAGCTACTCTACTGATAAATTTTAAAAGTTATTGACACTCATTTAAGCCCCTTTCGGGGCTAATTTATGCCTTCATTTTACTGATTGCTCTTGCGAATTTAAGCAGTTTAGATAGTGTTTTCACATCGTTGACAGCCTCAATCTCTAACAATGCTATACCTGCTAAAATTTCTTGGGGTGTCACAAGCTGCCCTGTCGGCAATTCCATTCTGTTATAGTGCATTTTGAATTGCCCCCAGGTTGTGCATGAGCTGAGCTCGCGGCCTTTCGCCATCCTCATTAGTCGCTTGCACTCCCTTGGTATCTCTTTTCCTTTATCCCAGCCCTTGACCACGGTCACAGTTTTAAAACAAAGTTTTGCGGTCTCTTCTTCACTTAATTTGCACTCAAATTCACGAAAAACAAAGTTTTTGGTCATTTCGTGATACTTCAT